CACGACGCTCTTCCGATCTTAAAGAATACTTAAAACGTTGTTTAGTTTTAGTAAAAGAAAAATAACTCTACCGCTAGAGGACCGTTATCTTTATGATAACAATCAAAAGAGGAATTCGCTACTCCTCTTTTTTTATTGAAAAAATAAGTAATGATATTTATTAATAACAAAAATTAATAAAAAATGGCAAAAATCACTAAAGAACCAAACTCACGAAAAGTAACTTTTGGTAACAAGAAATCGGGGAAAGCTAAAAAAAGTTTTGGACCAAAAATTCAAAAACCTAAAACCTACAGAGGTCAAGGTCGTTAATTTAAGAATTATCTAATATTTGTAAATATTTATCTAAAAATAAATATGATGAACAATTATTGGAAACCAACACCCAAAAAATGGAGAAAAATTGGTGATTCTCTTTTAGCTGCAGCCACTCTACTTTCAATAGGGGGTCTATGGCAATTTGACAATCTCAAAGATTTATTTTCACCTGAAGAACTAAAATATATGATTATTGGTTCAATCGTTTTAGGTGTTGTTGGTAAATTCTTGACTAATTTCTTCAAAGAAGAAACCAAGACAGAAGAATAAAATCCCTTATTTTACTAAGGGATTTTTTTTATTTCACCTCTTCGAATTCAACATCAGATGAATTTGTATCATTTGATGATTGTGAATTATTATATAATTCTGAACCTATTTCTTGTGCTATATTACCCAATAAATCAACATTCTTCTTTACTGAATCCATATCTTTAGAAGATATGTTTTTCTTCAACTCAGTAATTAACTCAGTAAGTTTAGTTTTTTTATCTTCAGTAATTTTATCACCATTTTCTGATAATAATTTTTCAGTTTGAAAAACCAAATTGTCCGCATTATTCAAAGTGTCGACATCCTCCTTTTTCTTTTTATCTGAATCGGCATTTAATTCTGCTTCACGTTTCATTCGTTCAATTTCTTCTTTTGATAAACCAGTGGATGATTCAATTCTTATGGATTGTTTTTTATTTGTGGCTTTGTCAACCGCAGAAACATTAATAATACCATTTGCGTCGATATCAAAAGTTACCTCGATTTGAGGAGTACCACGTTTAGCAGGAGGAAGTCCATCTAAATGAAAACGTCCAATAGTTTTATTATCACCAGCCATAGGTCTTTCACCTTGTAGTACGTGGATTTCTACATTTGATTGGTTATCCACCGCTGTAGAAAATACTTGGGATTTTGAGGTTGGAATGGTTGTATTGGACTCTATAAGTTTAGTAAAAACTCCACCCATAGTTTCAATTCCCAAAGATAGGGGTGTAACGTCCAATAACAAAACATCTTTAACATCACCACCTAAAACACCACCTTGTATAGCAGCCCCTAATGCTACTACTTCATCAGGATTAACGCTTTTATTGGGTTCTTTACCAAAGAAATCTTTCACCGCCTTTTGAATCACGGGTATTCTTGTAGAACCACCCACCAAAATAATTTCATCAATTTCACCAATTGTGAGATTTGCTTTTGAAATTGCGGTTTTACAAGGTTCAATTGTTCTTTGTACTAAATTATCCACTAATTGTTCAAATTTAGCTCGACTCAAACTTGTTACCAAATGTTTAGGGATTCCATCTACGGGAATAATATATGGTAAATTGATTTCTGTAGAAACCGCAGATGAGAGCTCAATTTTAGCTTTTTCTGCCGCTTCTTTTAATCGTTGTAATGCCATTGGGTCTTTAGAGATATCAACATTATGTTCCTTTTTGAACTCAGATACTAGAAAATCAATTATTACTTGGTCAAAATCATCTCCTCCTAAATGGGTGTCTCCGTCAGTAGATAACACTTCAAATATTCCATCACCCAATTGTAATACTGATACATCGTGAGTTCCACCACCACAATCGAACACAACAATTTTCATATCTTTTTCTTTCTTATCAAAACCATAGGCCAAAGCGGCGGCGGTTGGTTCATTGATAATACGAGCGACTTTTAAACCAACAATTTCTCCCGCTTCCTTGGTGGCCTGTCTTTGAGCATCGTTAAAATATGCGGGTACGGTAATTACCGCCTCTGAAACTTCTTGACCCAAAAAATCTTCTGCGGTCTGTTTCATTTTTTGTAATATGATTGATGAAATTTCTTGAGCCGAATATTCTTTATCATCTATTATAACTCTGGGTGAACTCCCGTCTTTACTAATTTTATAAGGAACTTTAGATTGTTCTTTTTTTGTTTCGTCATAACTTAAACCCATAAAACGTTTTATAGAATAAATTGTTTTTTCAGGATTTGTGACCGCCTGACGTTTAGCTGGGTCACCAATTTTTCTATCACCATCTTTAGTAAATGCCACTATTGAAGGTGTGGTTCTCTTACCTTCGTTATTTGTGATAACAACGGGTTCACCATTTTCCATTACAGCTACGCATGAATTTGTGGTACCCAAATCTATTCCTATTATTTTTCCCATATTTTTTTTGTTTTAATTTTAGTTTTTTTATTTTGAAGTGTCAATTACATTAATCATTCCAAATCAAAATATTGGACAAGTTGTCAGTTGATTATGACACTATTTATAATTAAATTTAAATATGGAGATTATTAAAGCACCACATAGGAAATGGCAACATATTTTTGAAGATGAAATTGCTACTTATATATGGAAATATAACTCGAAAATAAATGGAAATAATCCTGTTGAGGTTGAAATCAAATACAAATCTAATGTGGACCCTTCAGGTAGAAAAGTAAAACATACAAAATTACCAAAAAAGTAATTATTGATATTCTATCATCATATTAATCAAAAAATCTTTCAACCACTCCTCACCATTTTTCAATTTAGAAAAAAAAGCATACTCCGTTAAATAACAAAAGTATTCAATTTTTTTCTTAGTCATATCAGTTTTCCAAGTTTGAATCTCCAAATGTTTTGATTCAAATACAATTGAACAAGCTATTACATTCACCGAACGTTCTTCAAAAATTTCAGTATTGAGAATTAGTATTGAATCTTTTGATACTTGACTTGGGTCGGTTAAAAATTTAATTTCTCGACATACTTTATTCAATATAGAAAATCTTAAGTCATCAGTTTGTTCAATTAATTTAATTGCCGAGTCCACATAACTCTTCCAAATTAAATTAGATTGGTCGATTTTTAGATTACTTGTTTGTGCTTTTGTGAAACAAGTTATTATTAAAAATAATGAAATTAAAAATCTAAAAAACATAATAATAAATATCAAAAAATAACTAGTTTTCTAACCCGTGTAATCTGATAAAGTTTCTTAATAGTTTTTTTCCTGATTTTTTAATTAAAGGTTCAAAATTTTTAATCAATTCATATATGTGTTTGGATTTTGTAACAAGTTTAATTGGCTTATAACCCATTAATTTTGTTATCACATTATATTGTACTATGAATGAATTGTATATTTCAGTCAAAATTGAAATTTTTTCATCATCACCATAAGATTCTAACTTATTGACCAAATAATCAAAATATGTGTCGGAATCGAAATTTATCATATAATAAGCAAACTTCCAATACCTCGTTTGTTTTAGTTCATCATAAGACATTCTTAATTTTTTACTATACATTTCTTGTGTCATCGCATTTATTTCTTGAGGTTGTGTATACTCGACTAACTCTAAGAAATAACCCCATATTTTTTGAATTTCGTAAGGTATTTTTTCTGAATCTGTTTTGATATGAGAAAAACTCGTGTTTAATTCTGAATTTTTTTGATTTCTTTTAAAAATTTCCATTACGTGGTTAAATTCGTGGGCAATAGTATCTCTTAAGTCAAAAATTAATTTTTGATTATCTTTATTTTTAAACTCCAAATTTATCGATGCGGTAAGTTCAATTCTACAAACCAAAGTTTTATTTACTTCAGGTTCATTTAATATTTTTTTTGGTAAACTTAAACTTGGTGATTTTAAGTAACTTTCGGATTTATTTTTTCGAATGCCATACGCTCCTCCACCAGTTGCAAATGTTTCATTATCGTAAACCCTATCTTCTTTTTCTAATACCAATTCTATGTGAACCATTTCAATTGGTAACTCCAAAAAATCATCGATATCATTTTGCCAAATTTTTTTAATATCATCTAATCCTATTTTTACTTCTGTCTCAATCTTTCCCTCTTCTTCTCCAATTTGATTTAGCAATTTTAACAAAATTGGTTCAATTTTATTTAATGTTAAATTTGTGTAAGCTATCGAAGGTCTCGATACCCCCAAATCTTCTTTAATAATATATCTATAATGTTCTTCTTTGATGATGAACTTCATAATCTATAAATATGAAAAAATATTTTTAGAGACCACAAATATTTATAATAAAATCAATTAATTATGAGTTTCAAATTAGAAAAATTAAAAGGACACGTTCCTGACTCGGTAATCGCACAAATACCCGATACCGCAGCAAAATTCAACATTACAACCCCACTTAGATTGGCTCACTTTTTATCCCAATGTGCCCACGAAAGTGGTAACTTCAAAGCTGTCAGTGAAAACCTAAATTATTCGGCAGATGGTCTGAAGAAAATATTTCCGAAATATTTTCCAGGTACTTTATCTGAGTCTTACGCAAGAAACCCTGAAAAAATTGCTTCAAGAGTTTATGGCGGAAGAATGGGTAATGGTGATGAAACAACCAAAGAAGGTTTCAAATTTCGTGGCAGAGGTTTCATACAATTAACCGGAAAACAAAACTATACTAACTTTACAAAATTTATCGGTGAAGATTGTGTAGCAAACCCTGATTTAGTTGCAAGTAAATACCCTTTAGCTTCAGCGGCATTTTTCTTCAATAGTAACAAACTTTGGGAAATATGTGACAAGGGTGCGGATGACGCTACGGTAACTGCACTAACGAAACGAATAAATGGCGGGACTATAGGTCTTCCAAATAGAATTAAACATTTTAAAGAGTACTACTCTTTGTTAGTTTAACAAGAATCCCCTCTTTTGAGGGGTTTTTTATTTATATTAAAACCACAAACTTGTTATTAATTTTTTTGGGTTTTGAATCCTGAAATTCTAATTCAAATGAATCTTGATTACTTTTTATGTAGTTTAGAATACCATCGTAAATGGGGTATTCATTGATGAAATTTGTATCTGGGTTGTTTATTGTTTTGTACTTGTAGTACCCAATTTGATTAAAATCAATCTTCATACTTATCAAGTTTAGTATCCTTGACAAATTTAGGGAATGCTTCCTTATAAGATTTTTGTGTTTCGTCATTAACATTTTTAGTGAACTGCCAATTCCAATACAAACTATCATTCGGTTCAAAACCATAAAATTTATGAACCTTTTTTTGTATTTCAGTTACATTTTCTCCATTCCAATTTTGACCAACAGCAATAAATCCCGTTTGAACTCCCTCGATGATATTTTTTTCTCCAAGAGTGTTATGTCTATTTTCTATCCAAGTTAATCTTTCAATTAAATTTTGATAATACATATTTGCTTGTCCCCATCTAATTGATACAAAAAATATAACTAAATCCGACTCAAATAATTCTTTAGAAACCTTCCAAAGTTCATCCGATTTTTCATTTAAACTCGCCCAACATCTATGATATCCTGACGGATTTTTCTTGTCGTTCTTTAACAAAGCTTTCTTAATACCACAACTATTTCCCTCTTTTCTTGATACGTTTCCTTCACAAGCAACTATATTAAGTTCAGGTACGTCTATGAATACCGCTTTATCACCTAATTCTTCTTTGAGATAAACGGCCAAAATTTTTGACTTTGGTGTATCTACATTATTTTCATCCCAATTGAATCTATTTGAACAACTGAGTAATAAAACTTTTTTTTTGGTTTGACAGATGTCTAAGGTTTCCTTTAATTTTTTATAAGCGTCAGATTGAACCATATCTTCTGACACCATAATTTTACGGATTTTTTGTATCTCCTCTTGTAGATTCACTCAAAGTATAAATATCACTATGAGTGATAATTAATTTGGGAATACTTTTGGGTTTTGTTCCTATTGAAAACTCCGTGTAAACTCAACTTTTTTTCATCCGACATCTCCCAATCCCACTTTTCTAAAAAAACTTCAAATAATCTTATGGAAGTATTAATATGGTTGTTATTTATGGACGAGTTGAGGACCTTTATCACCCAATTGAACTCTTTTTCGATTTCAATTATATCCATATATTATTTTCTATTGAATTGTTTGAAACTTTCCATCATCTTCGCCATATTTGCCAATCCTGAAAAGGGATTTTCGGAAGAATTTAAATTCGTATTATTTTTAAATGATGAAATGTTTTTGAACGCTTTTTTCCCAACTTTGAACCACCATAAGATTATCAAGGTAGGAAACAATAACAATACAATTAAGATGAGAGTTAATATTATTTCTAAATACATAAAACAAGTTTACAATAAATATTCAAATCAGTCAATATACATTTGTGTTAAAATATTTATCGTTATAAACAATGAAGAAATCCTTTGAAAAAATAATTAATAACTTTAATAATGAAGAAAAAAAATTATTGTTCGGTGAAGATTGTAAAATTGTTGTTAACCATATAAAATATTCAACAAACACAAAAAAATTTGTTTTAGATTGTAAATTATTGATAGGGGATATAAATCTTTTGGAAGGTTCATTCCCTGATGGTGTGATTTATTTAGCACTTGAATCCTGGAAGATTATGGGTTTTAATCAAGAACTTGATGTAATTTCAAGCGTAGATTTACTTGATTAAACCTTCTTGTTTGTAGTTGTGATAAATTAATTCGACTTTTTCAAGATATTCCATTTTTGGATTTTCTTCGTTCAATTTTTTAATTTTCTTATTAAAGTCACGATTTAAATTTGAAGTGTGAATATGTATTAACATTTCTTCCAAAAATTCTGAGTTTGTCATATTGATAAATATTTTACAAATATACTATTCCCACTTGAATTAACAAAAAAAAGTTTTAAATTTATAAAAAAATTAACATATGAAAAAAGTAGAAATTGGTAGTTATGTTTCAGTAAACTACACCGGTAAATTAGAAGATGGGACAATTTTTGATAGTTCCTTAACTGAAGGTAGAGAACCTTTAAAAGCGAAATTAGGTGAAGGAGCTTTAATTAAAGGATTTGAAAATGGACTCATCGGAATGTCTGTTGGTGAAACAAAAACTATTCAATTAGAACCTTCTGATGCATATGGAGATGTTAGACCTGAATTTTATGGTGAAATTCCTAAATCACAATTTCCTCAAGATGTTAAAGTTGGTGAATTACTACAAGGTCAAGGACCTAATGGTCCAATTAATATTAAGGTCGTAGCAATTAACGAAGAATCAGTTTCAGTTGATGCGAATCACCCTTTAGCAGGAAAAAAACTTATATTTGATTTAGAAGTGGTGGATATAAATTAATTTATTGTACCACCTTTCATTGGACCAATTACAAAAACTTCTGGTTTCTTGTAATCCTCTTCAACTATATCATTATCACCCCAATCAATAGTATCTCTATCAGTATCTAAATCCCAAAAATTATCTTTTACACTTTCCAAAGTATTTTCAAGTAAAGATGGAATTGAGTAAAAAGTTGCAGAGTAGGTTACATAATGAATTACTTGTTCTTCAAAATATCGGGTGATATGATATGAGTTAGCCCTTTCGATTGGAGCTTCAAAGTTATTGTTTTTAACATTTTCATAGTTAGTTATTGCATAGTATAAACATTGAAGCCCTAACATCCATTTGATATCTGATTTAAGGTCTTTGATTGCCAAACTTTTTATTATATCCTCGGCGCATTTTGAATAACCATCCTTACTATTTTCATCCAAATCCTTTTGCAGGTCCTCAATAGAAAAGTTTTTTACCAAATATTTGATTATAACTTGTTCTTTTTTTGAAGGTGAAAGTTCTTTTCCCATTATGTTAATAAATATTAAAAGAATTGAAAATAAAAATACTTTAAGTATATTTGGCGTCGATGTTACTACGTGAGAAGTTGGAAATAATACCTAAAAGTCCTGGTTGTTACCTTTTCAAAGATAACAAAGGTCAAATTATTTACGTTGGTAAATCAAAATACCTTCCAAATAGAGTTATGTCTTATTTCAGACCTAATCCTGAAGAAGAGAAGATAATTGCGCTTCAAAAAAACATTGTCGACGTAGATTTTGTTACAACAATCAACGAAAATGAGGCTATTTTACTTGAGGATGACCTTATAAAATTATATAAACCAAAATTTAATATTAAAGGTAAGGATGATAGGGGTAGAAAGTGGGGTATTTGGTTCACAGAAGGTGAATTTCCGAAATTGGAGGTTGGTCCTGTAAAATTGTCCCAAAATCCCATCCTTTGTGAGTTTACAAGTAGTAATACCGCATATGAAGTTTACGAATCAATTCATAGGATATTAAATTTAAGGACTTGTTCTTACAATTTGACTTCTGAAAATATAGAAAATAGAAAATTTAAATCTTGTTTGGAATATCAAATAAAAAAATGTGACGCACCTTGTGAATCTTTGATTGATAAGTTCATCTATAAACAAATTTGTGAAAATGCTAGGTTAATTTTATCATTTAGGTACGAAAAAATCGAAAAAAGTTTAAACAAACTTTTATATACCTTATCAAACAACTTTGAATTCGAAAAATGTGAACAAATAAAATTCAAAATAGAGGAACTTCAAAATTTGAAACGTCTTTTGGAATCTTCCCGTGTTCAAAGAGTGGTTGAATTAACAAAAAAAATCAAAAATCGTTTTAATTTAAGTAATACACCATTAATTGTGGAGGCGTTTGATAATTCACATAACCAAGGTGATGCTCAAGTTTCGACATCAGTTAGATTTGTTAATGGTTTACCGGAAAAAAACTCATATAGGAAGTATAATTTACGTAGTGTGAAAGGTCCTGATGATTATGCATCATTTGATGAGGTCATTTTTAGACGAATTAAACGACTTATTGATGAAAAAGACATTCTACCCTCATTAATATTGATAGATGGTGGTAAAGGTCAATTAAATGTGGGAAAAAAGGTGTTATCTGAACTTGGTATGTCCGACAAAATAGATATTATTTCAATTTCAAAAGATGAAAATCACCGCTCAAGTTTAATTCATTTGTCAGATGGTACTGAAATTCCTATGGAACAAGGAGAAGAATTTTTTTATCTTGGAAAAATACAAGAAGAAGTTCACAGATTCACTATAAACTTCCATAGAGATAAAATGAGTAAGAAATTATTCGTATAAAAAGTTCTCTATTGATGGAAACGCTTTTTCAAATTTTTTAACAACCTTTCCAGCTTCCGCATTTGCAATATTTTCATTTTTTCCGCCTATATGTTGTTTGTGTGGAATGTTTAAGATGACATCTTCATATTCATGCACCCATTCATGCCCTAACGTTCTCAAAATATCTCTCATCATTCTGTTTTTAGTTAAAATTTTTAGTTCGTGAGTTGGTTTTCGAGAACCTGTTGTCATATGACCGATTCTCTTAGGTAGCAAATGAACATTAATATCCAAATTCAAAGGATACTCTTTGTTTAGGAACTTAATAAATTTGATAATTACATCAATTTTGTCTTTATCTAAAGACATATCTTTATTATGTATGCAAACTTTCATACATAAATAAATACTATTTTATTTTGATTTCTTAATTCTATCTAACATATTCTTCTTGGAAGATATGTATGTCTCAACTCCTTCAAGAACCAATTTCTTGAAATTCTCATCGGAAACTATTTGTTCACAAGAATTACCAACACAGAGGTACCAAATTGGTTCTGATTCAGTCAGATTTATTTTTAATAAAGGTTTTGTTGTTTCAAAAATTTCTCCATTATAATTAATCCACCCATCAATACATAAAATGGTGTCATTGTTTGTGTAATAAACTTTGTTTATAAGCGCAACCATATTTTGTTTTTTTTTGTTAGTATCAGGGTTATGAGTACCCCAAAATTCGATTCTTTGTATTTCGTCTATCATAATTTATTAATTGTGTCGATTAAAAAATAAGTCAATTTATACCCTGAAAACGCCCCCAAAGCTGAAGGAATTGGAAAAACAATAAGTTGTCCCAAATCAGTTACATATTTTGGACGATTTACAATTTTCCCCATATAAGAATAATAACATAGATAACCTAGTAATACGGCCAAATCTATTTTTGACGCGATAAATACGACCAAAATTGAACCAAGAAATCCAAAGGTAAAATTATCCCTTATCCCCACCCATATTTCCTGTCTTGAGGCTTCGTTATATTCCTTGATTATCTTTTGATATTTTTTTGACATTACAGAAAATTTTTTAAAAAATATTTCGGAAAATCTTTGTGGTCCAACAATTCAAAAGTCCAAATACCTCCTCCTCGTGCAACCATCCTACCAAAATATCCTAAAGTTTTTCCATAATCATAACTCCAATTATTAGAATTATATGTGATGATAATATTTTTGTATGAAGTGAAACGTAATTTTGCATCTAACACCGGGTCTATCAATCCAAAAATTTTATAATTAGGTGAATAGTTTTTTTGAGCTTGAAGTCCTCCTCGACTGAAACCTAAAATTATGTCAGGGGTTAAATTTTTGGAGGTTTTTTCTGTATAAATTTTTTTTACAAAATCAATCGAAGTATTGTATGAGACCAAAATAAAATTATATTTTGAAATATAACTTTCATCAATTTGAGATTCAATCCATTTTGGGGTCGCATAACCTGTTCCACACCAAAAAACAATAGTTTCTAACTTTGGAGTTTCTTCAAAAATTATGATGTCTTTTGACTCGTAAATTTTATTTTGAGCCAAAAGAGATGAAATAAAAAATAAAAAATAAAATAAAATTTTCACAACATATCAAATATATAAAAAAAATTATATATATTCAATATTAAATATATTAAGAAAACAATCTTTTTATGTCTGACATAATTTTTAATTGGATAGATTCCAAATCTTTTATTTTTTGAATGTCAGTTTTGTTCAGGTCAATACTTTGACCTTTTATTTCTTGGATTCTATTTCCGATTTTTGTGTGTTCATTTAACAAATGCCCGTACAAATTAGCTTTTTCTTCGTTAGTCATATTAAGAAATATAGGTTATATTACAAAAAATTAAACTTTTTCCCATTTATTTGTTGATTTCAACCTAAATGAACCAATAAAATCCATATTCCATTCAGATGGGCTTATTATGGATAAAAACAATTCTCCATTATTTTTTTGATATAAATAGTAAATTTCACCAACGATGGGTTCAAAATTAAACCTACAATTATAAATCAATTCGTTCCATTTGAAGGTATCAACCAAGGAGTTATACTTTTCTTTTAATTCTTCAAACTCTGTAGAAAATAATTTATTTACCTTGGTTAAGTTTTTTTGTTTCCAAAAATCTACATTATCAGGTTTAATTTGAGGAGCACCAATATTTGTAGGATATGGAATCAAATTTGGAAAATCCGCAACGTTATCAGGTTTTTTAAAAATTGTATTTTTTTCGATGGAAAACTTCATTTCCTCTGATTCGGTTTTTTTCTCGTATTTTTCGATTTTCATCTAAAATTTTTCTGTGTTCTCGTCTATTTGGGGTTATTGTCCATTTGAACAATTTTAGTAATTCATTTTCTTGTATTTCACCAACTTCAGTTTTTTTATAAATCCAAGGACTTGTTTTAGGTGATTTACCATATTTTTTAACACCCATAGATTTTTCATTTTTTCGTCCTGATTGTTGACCAAATAAAAAACCAATAGAAAAAACTAATACTATAAACCATTTCATCTAATTTAAATACTATCAACAATTAATCAATCTTAAAAAAGATTTATTGATTAGAATTTATTTTGTTGATAATATCAGTTGTTGAGTATCCTTCCTTGAATGGAAAACAAAAAACGTCTCCACCATAAGAGGTTACATATTCAAAACCAACGATTTGACTTATTGCATAGTCACCCCCCTTAACCAATATATCAGGAGAAATTGTTTTGATTAATTCAATTGGTGTTTCCTCATCGAAAGGTACTATATAATCCGTTGATGACAAACCCGCCAATACGAACATTCTTGTATCCAAAGAATTTATGGGTCGATTAACCCCTTTGTTTAATTTTTTTACCGAAGAATCTGTATTGACCCCAACAATTAAAATATCACCCAATTCTTTAGACCCCAACAAGTATTCTACGTGACCAGGATGTAGAATATCAAAACATCCATTTGTGAATACAATTTTTTTACCTTCACTTCGGAGTTGTTCTGCAATTATTTGACAATTTGACTTGTCGATAATTTTATTCAATAACATTTTTTGTGTCATTTCTTTTTGATTAAGTCACTTGAATTGTGGGTCTTTGCTCCCAAACCATCAACAATCTTTATACCAATACTATCACAAACAACTTTTTCGGGAATTTCGTTAGCGAACCTATCACCACCTTTGGTAAATATTACTTCTGAGTTTGGATATTTTTTTTTAATGTCTGAATAAAATTTTTTTATTGATTCACATACACTACCATCTTGGTCTATGGATATTTCAGTATAATCAACATAACGGATGGATTCAATAACTTTTTTTCTGTATTGTTCATCTTGAAAAGTATCTACACCTCTTTTTAGTTTGGCTTGATGGTCATTATTAACTATAACCCATAACTCATCCACTAATTCTTTAGATAATCTTAAACAATCTATATGACCCGGATGGAGGGGATTAGCATACATTGAAGTGATACCAATTTTTTTCATAATTTACAATAAATATACAATATAATTTGTGAACTACAAGGGTGTGTAGGTAAAATATTTGATTACAAAATCAGAATTAGTTTTTAAATCTTCTTGAATCAAACTATTATTTAGTATAACATTCATTGTGGTATTGTTACATTGGTCCAATACTTTTTTATCCGTAACATTTCGTACCAATTTTTCATTATAATAAAATTTGATACTATCATTTGTCCAAATTAGTTTATACTTAATAAAATTCTTAGCGGGGTTTTTTAAACCAAACCAACTATTTTGTCCTCCCAATTGGATATCTGAATCCTTGTCTTTCCACCAAACATTTGTTGCTACATGCCAAATACTTAATCCACCTTTCAAACTCAAATCAATATTAAAATAACTACCATATTTATTTGAATAAGCTTCAAAAACATCTATTTCAGGAGGCCAAGAATCAAAACTCCACATCCAAAACGCTGGCCATAGGTATTTCCCTGAAGGTAATTTAGCTTCAATTTCATATGTCCCGTGACCAAATTTAGTTGTACAAGAAACCAAACCAATACCATTGTTTGAAGTCACGTTCAAATCCGGAAAAAATTTCGGATTATATTGAGTTTTAAGATGAAGATAATTATTTTCATCTATCAAAACAGCAGTTTCATCATACCACGTAAAAGTTTTACCGGGGTGAATTTGCCCCCAACGTTCTTGAGTTAACCACTCGTATCCTGACCATTGTATCATTTAAATATAGTTAAAAAAGGTAATTTATAATTAGAAAAAATTATAATATAGGTGGTGTTGAAGAGTTTGGTAACCCACTCAAGTCATATGAAAATATAAGTTTTTTACTATTTTCAATATCTTTTTTTAATTGAGTGGCGTCTTTTGGTTTAAGTTGTTGGGTTTGTTTGTCTTTATCAAAAAATTTTAAAAAATTTGTTCCATCCTGCTTAACTATCCTCCCCGTATTATCAATCCAAGAAATATATTTTTCTTTTGTATTATATAGGATTATGAAATTTTGTGTTTGATTTCCGACTTGTATTTGATTAATATTTGTATTCCATTTAACTTTATCAGGAAATTTTTTTCCAAGAGTAGAGAAAACTTCTTGAAAAAAAGTTTGAGCTGGTTGATAATCTATATCTTCAGTAATAAGTGGTTTAACATCACCCATCGTAGATTCCATTAAATTATAGAATCTACTTTTATATTTTTCTAAATTTTCCATTTAAATTTTTATTATAAATAGATTGGAAATAAAAAAAGTTTGTTTATTTACTTATCTCATACCTACCCCATATCACAACGTGATATAACCCATTGTCTAAAAGTTCAATAGTAGTTTTTTTAGTTACTAAAGTAAATTTTTCTTTACAATCTGTTGGGTCAAAATAATTCGAATATATATGGGCATCGACCGTCAATTTAGCATATAAGGTTAATTCCCTGTAAGCCAAAGTTAGTGCTTCATTATAGTTTGAATGTGTGGACTCTCCATAACTATAAGATTTAATCATATTACCAAACTGATATTCAAAACCTCCAGGACAATAATCACATTTTACTTTTAAATCGTGAGAAAAAAACATAGAATCGGACATAATCGAGTCAGGTTTTATATAGTTAAACCTTGGTTTTATATACCCTGTTTGACCAAAATTTAATTTGGATAATAAAATTAAACCTACAATAAAAAGGATGGATTTGATTGATGTCGTTTTCATACCATTCACTTGTCCTTAAATTCCAAAAAACCACCACTGGTAATCTCATACCTACCCCACAACACAACGTGATATAACCCATTGTCTAAAAGTTCAATAATAGTTTTCTTAGTTACTAAAGTAAATTTTTCTTTACAATCTGCTGGGTTAAAATAATTTGAATATATATGGTCATCAACCGTCAATTTAGCATATAAGGTTAATTCCCTGTAAGCCAAAGTTAGTGCTTCATTATAGTTTGAATGTGTGGACTCTCCATAACTATAAGCTTTAATCTTATTACGAAACTTGTATTCATAACCTCCAGGACAATAATCACATTTGACTTTTAAATCGTGAGATTCATACATAGAATCAGACATAATCGAGTCAGGTTTTATATAGTTAAACCTTGGTTCTATATACCCTGTTTGACCAAAATTTAATTTGGATAATAAAATTAAACCTACAATAAAAAGGATGGATTTGATTGATGTCGTTTTCATATAACAAATATACTGATTTTTTATCCAATCAGTTACAAATGTCAATAGAAATATCTGATTTTAACAAATTTTAACAATTAGTCTATCCTACCCAACTTTTTCAAATTTTCATAGGTTTGTTTATCTATACATCCCGTTTCTCCATCGGGAGCCATTATGAGATAATAATCTTCGAATGTATTAATCAAAACAAATTTCATATTTCAACTATCTTGGTAGTGTTAACATTAATGTATCTCCTGAGTTGTATTTTCCGATAGTATCAATTATTCTTAAACTACCACGTACCCTACTACCTTCAATCCCTTTAAACCAATAAGTACACTCACCGTTTTCCGATGGACTTGAGTACCGCACTTCGAGTTTAAGTTGTTTTTTTCCATCAATTGTAACGTATAATGGTCTTTTGTGTGGGAATGCTATACAAGAAGCTAATCCAATCGTAATTAGAAGTAATAATTTTTTCATAACTTAATTTGATAAAGGTGATTTAATTGTTGGGTGTGATTGGTTTATTAATCTCTTCTAATAAAGTATCCACTTGTAAATCTAACAAACTAACTCCGTGAAGATTTTTCATATTTATATAATCATTTACGTCAATTGTGGTTTTTGCTTCTTTTTCACCATCGGTGATTGTAATTTTGATTTGTAAATTTTCCATAATTTATATTTCTTTAATTTTAATCTTTATATCTGTAATTGTCAAATTTTGGTGATTTCAATCGGTTCTTCATTGTAGATATCGGTATTCCTATTTGTCTAGCCGCAAAACTCAAACTTTCATATTCAACACCATCAACGATTACTTTTTTCATATTACCTGGTTTATTACCTTTAAGTGTTTCAGATATTTTTCGTTTGTGTTCCTCACTTTTAGGTTTTGAATTAATTTTACTTAATAAATCCCTGACTTCAGGTGTGTGTGTCTTACCCTTGAAAGGGTTATTATTTTTCATCCATTCAGAATGTTTGGGATTACTAGTTCCTTTTTTATCTGATGGTTTACCTAACAAAGGGCTTGGTTTTCCAATTCTTGGATTAACCCAATTAGGGTCGTCTCTTTTTTTTAATTTAATTATTTTTGTCCCTTTCTTTTTATTATAAGTTTCTAATTTCATTTTATCACTATGAATTTTAGTAATCTCACTCTTTCTTGGATTATTTGATATTGTATCACCCCCATCACCACCTAATGAAATATTATAACCTTCATTAATGGCGTTTAATTCTTTAATCCAAAATTTTTCCCGTTCATTAAGTTGTTCTAAACTATTACAAATTTCAATCGTTTCTTTTTTGAAATTATCTAATCCGTATTTTTGAATTGCAAGTTTTAATCTTTTACCTGACCCATAATAGTTAGGATTATTATGGGTGTCTTTACCCACGTAAAATTTTTGGTTTATTAAATTAGTTGTTTTATAAATAATCATATGGTATTACCTCCTTACCATATAAATATCAGAAGTTTTAGAAAAATTAATTAGATAAGGGCATTTTTATTGTCGGGTGGCTTTGGTAATTAATTAATTCAAAATCACTAATTTCATAATGTGAAATGTCGTCAACTTGAGTATCCAATATTTTTACTGTTGGTAGTGGGTATGGTTCTCT